GGTATCGGATTCGGGAACTGGTCCGGCCCCACGGGGGGCGGCCCGCCAGTAGGCGGAAACTGCCCGCCGGGCGGGCCTAGCGGCCCTTGCGGCGGGGGTGTCGGTCCGCCCGGCGCAGGTCCGAGATTGAACCCGGAAAAGAACGGGCTGTACTGGAACCCGCCGCCTTGACCGGCGCCGAATTGTCCCGGCGGACTGAAACTGGATGGCCCGGCCACATTGTATGAAAGATCCAACGCCAGATCATTATAAGCTCCCGTGCCATAAGCCTGATTGAACGGACGCGCTGTCGCGGGGGGTGGTTCGCTCTGCATGAACGGATTGCTCAGACCGGGCGGGAAAAACTGATCGGTAATCGCAGGCGGTTCCGGCAGGCTATCCGGAGGTGGCGCTACCTTGTTGGCAAAGCCGCCGGGAAACCCGCCGCCCAAGCTGGGAAAACCACCTCCCAACTGCTGGCCTTGCATCATGCGCTGTATCTGCTGCAGTAGACCCGGATCTAACCCTTGCAGTCCTTGCAGTCCTTGCAGTCCTTGCAGTCCTTGCAGTCCTTGCAGTCCTTGCAGTCCTTGGAACCCGCCCCCTTGGAAATTACCTTGTGTGTGGGGCATTAGCGCCGCCCTCCCTGAGTTCTTAGCTGCACCCGAACACCATCCGCGTGGTCGAATCCGCCGTTGATATTGAGTCGATAACGTTGATAACGCGAGTTAATCCGGGTTGCCGCCTCACCGTTGATCTGATTAAGCGAACGCGGCAAACTGAAAACTGACGGCGCGCGCAATGAATTACGCGAACCAACTTCTACGGTGATATCGGTAGCTGTGCTACCTTCCACCAAAGGACGCACGGAATTAGAAAATATACGTGCGTTATCCGGCCCGCTGACCTCTTGCGTATCCAATATCGCGGCCAACGGTGTCCCACTGAACAACGCGGAACGGTTGGATGAATCAAATGCCTGGATGCTCAAAGCGCCACCTTGAAAAGCTGCGCTGTCCACGGCAATAGAATCCGTGTCAATACCCAACGGCAGCGGGGTGTCCAGTTCATCCAACGTGAACCCGGAACTGATAAATTCCTCCAGTACCTGAGTATCCACTTCGGCGTGACTCCAGCGGTCCGCTGCCCAGTTATATATAAGGAGTCGATCATTCTGCAACAGCGCGCTAGATGACTTAAATGCCCAGATCAATAATCTGTTTTGCCTATCCACCACACCGCGCATGGTGTCAATGGAAGATATATCGGAATTGTCCTTGAACCAACGGCTGACTCGGTTTTCACTCATAGGCAATGACTGCTCGCCATCGAAAGCATAAAAACCGTCCCAGCCGTAGTAGTAGGTAATCCCACCGTGCCACATCACGGAATTGGGTGACGGCGTACCCCGTTTTTTCTCTACTTCTGAGAACTGGAAAATAACCGCGGGACCAACGTAGTCCATACGTTGAATCGAATGTTCCTGCACGATAACACCGTACTCGCCGGGTACGATACGCTGTACCTTTCCACCACGGCCAAACAATTCATTGAAATCGGTTTGCGTGGCTATATCCACGCCCCAAATAGCGGCGTTGTTAAAACCCGACCAAGCGACAAAATTCGGGCCCAAAGTAGTCCCGTTCAATGTACCGCTCAGATCACCCAACACTACAAAATCTCGCACCGTGGCACATCTGGCTGCCTGCGGTGGAGAACCGCCCAGATCCGCAAATGGTCCGGCTCCCGAAGTGTCATACACCTGTACCACGTTGGCCTTATTGGTAGCGATGACTAAATCACCAAACTCAGTAAAGTCCCAGTTCACCGCGGTGTACGGACCGGAAGGACCGTTTACAGTTGTCCAAGTATCACTTGAATCCAACCGATACAAATTGGCCGTATCGCCTGCAAAGTTGAAAATAACCCCGGCATCGTTCTCCATCCAAAACGACCCAAGGCACGCTGAAACCAAGGCATTGGTAAACGAAGCCAACGACGGTAGATCACGGTACGACCTAAGTTGCGGGATGGCGTTGAGAATTTCCAACGCGCCCGGGTTCTCCCATTCCGGGAGATCCGGCAACCATTCACCTAGTCTTATGATAGTCGGTTGTGTCATACAATCGTTCTTACGTGGCCATAAGTCTGTCGGGACGGAGTACCACGACGTTTACGGTTCTGCGCTCGACTAAAACGTTCAACAGCAGCGTCATACTTTCCTTGATAATTCGCTTCCAATTCTGTTTCTTGAGTCCATTCACAAGCCGCGCGTAATGTGGAGTACAAGTAAATGGGGTAAAAATTAAACATCAACCAGTTGGTATCCGTCGGATTCACCAGCGCGGTCCAACGTTTGAAGTAATACAGTTCAACTTCAGTCGGTGTAGTATCATCGAACGCAGGCGCGAAAGTGAACACGGTATTATCCGCCGTAGAGGTCGGACTACCTTCAGCCGCCGTATCATCACCACCCTCGATGGTATAAAACCCTGTCCTTCCTCCGGTCAACCAGGTCTGTTCCTCCCGTAACGCTTCCGGTGTCTGGTATTCAAAATGCCTGCTCGTTGCAGAAGCGTCTACAAACATGTAACGCATTTGCAAGAAATCTGTCGGTACTGGATGATTGCGCCCAGTCACGGACAACAGTTCACGTTTTTCCTGTGCAACAGCACGTATCTGGTCTGCTATCACCGCTTCCGCCAATAACAAAATGGACGGAAAACTACCGCCGGTAGCGATGTCGTCGCGCGCCAACCAGGCGTCCACATCCGATTCAAGTTGTGAACGTGTCGTCATATCTTCTTACCATCAAGACGCAAATTTTTAAAATCTGGTTCATTGATCCGATTCACCTTGAAGGTGTTCCAAGACATAGCATCATCCCGAGCCTGCCATTCCTGCCTCCATTTTATATACAAGTTAATCGGTATCCTTCCCGCAAAACGAAACGCGGACGCCTTGTTCTGAGGCAGTCCGCGTAACGCAGAAACACTGTCAATGATGGCATCATCGACAACTGTCGGAGTGAATTCTTCCGTAATCAGTTCATCGTCTGATATGTGGACGTAGTGTTCTACGCCGGTTGGTGATACGTCAAGTAGGATTTTCTTCACTGTGCGCCCGGTTCGCTACCGCTCGGCGGCGGCGGGCGCGCGGATTGGCGCTCTCCGGTTCCGAGGGTGCTTTAACAGCGGGCGATTCCTTTTTCGTTCTCGAAAAAGGCGCTGCGGGTTGTTCATCTTCAGCCAATCTGACAACCACTGCGGCTTTTGCTTCGGCTATCTTCTTATCGTCATCCGGTCCCTTGGATCGGAAGGAAGGCGAACATAATTTCGCCTCACGGGAAGTCCTGTAATCCAATGGCCGGGTAACCGGCAACTTGGTCAATTCCAACGCGCCGGTACTCCATAACGCATCGAACAAACTGACTTCCTGACCATTGATAACAATAGTCAGGTCATCAGGTATTTCCATAACCTCGCCCGGCTCCAACTTGCGGCGAGTATTTATCCACTCACCCTTTCCGTCTACGAGTTCCTGTTCACGTCTAGGGTCATTACCCATGTGCAACCCTGCCGTGGCAATTTTGTCGTCCATCGTCTTTATCATTACGCGAGGCATATTCAACTCCTGCGACGATTGAGGCGAGGGGCGGGATGCCCCCCACCTGCCTGCCGCTTTGACAATTTACGCAACCATCGCCGTGGTTTCGTCAATGTCAGCTACCACGCCACTGGCAGCTTCGTTCAAAGACGAAAGCCCCCAGTCAACTAGGATGTGCCGACGCTCAGCGTCACCAATCTTGGCGATAATCTCGGTTTTGTACCCGTCCAGGTACGCGAATTTCCAGTAATCCGTGTCCAGGGTCCAAACATCACGTTCCCGCTGGAAGCGGTTCGGTACGATGTCTAGTACCGTGAAGTCCGATACATACACGTCCACCGCACCAATCACCGACACACCCCCTCTCGGGTTAATGGGCTGGCTCTGATACTGAGTGGCAATGCGCTGGGTCGGAGATGACTGGCTGAACATGTAGTTGGAAATCCGCTGCTTCACGGTCGGTCCAACCATAATCATGTTCGGATCGCCACCCGCTACATAACACTGCTTGAGAATATCCAGCAGGGTGGCTTCACTCAAGGCCCGTATCGTTCCATCACCGGCTGCCGTGGTCGGCTGGCCAAAGGTGGTAGATGACAACGCCGGGTCCGTACCCGTGGCGCCGCGGTCGGTATTGGTCTTGATCCAGGCGCCAAGGCCGGCGGTCAGGGAGGCCGTAGTGGAGTTACCCGCCAAAGTAGCCTGATTCGCCGTGGCGATGGTTTCCACATCACGCCTTAGTTCCTTACCTTTCTTGGCGATCTGATAAGCCAGTTCCGACTTACGACCCGCCTTGTTGACGATATTGGCACGTCTAGAAACCGCGATGTATTTAATCGAGATCTGTTCGAACACGCCAATACGGAAAGCTGCCGATGAACTGTCAGTACCGAAATCGGCACCGTCAATCGCAGCGTTAGATCCATCCGGGGTCGCCAACACGTCAATCTGCCATTCATGCAGCGTGTTGGTGGCATTACCGCGGCCCGAGTTGGACTGCAGCGGTACCTCAGTAGGGGAGATGTTGTAGATAACGTCTGTGAGATCCTCACGAACGTTGTCACCGGTTGTATCTAAATCAAACCGGTCAAAATTTGCCGTTGACATTTGTGCTACCTCAAAGTTATTTCATCATTCGCTCGACTAATTTAGCAGCATCACCTACATCACCGGATTTTTTCAGTTTCGCCTTCAGACGTTCAAGACTGGTTGCTCGCACCTTGGTACCGGTTGTCGTCTTACCCGGTTTTACCAGTTTCGGGATAGTTTTCTTTATCCGTTTAACTGTATCCGCTGCCTTGGCACTTCCAGCCTTGAGTGCGGCATTTTCAGCCCGCGCCTCAGCCAGTTCCAAGGCGCCGCGGATAAGGCGCGAATCATACACATTGTCTATCTCATCGTGAGCGTAACCGAGACTAATCATAGCCTCGCGGGCTATCGCGTCTTTAGCGCTGCCCCAATCCGGTACTGCTTGCACCAGCGCAGCCCCTTCCCGCTGCTTCACTTCCTGAAGCATACGGGTTTGGCTTTGCTGGTACGCTACTGCCGTTTGCTGTCGTCGCTGTCTGATGGCACCGAGAGTGCTGTTAATCTCAGTTGTCCGCGCCGAGTACTCACCCGGATCAGTAGTTCTGAGTTCAGCCAACTGGGGGTCTTGCAACTGCGCCGTAAACACTTGCTCTAGAAGGTTGTACTCCTGCGCAAGCGCAGTGGCATGACCTTCATATTGCTGTGCCCGATTACGTTGTTCGATCTCCATTGCCCGGCGATCTTCAGCCAGTTTCGACGTTCGCTGTCTATAATCGGCGTCTTTTTGGTAGCCAGATATTGCCTCGGCCAAGGTCACCGTTACCTCTTCATTAGCGGCCCTGAAAGTGTGGCTGATTTGCGCTGTCAATTCGTCAACGGGAATTTCCAACGCCTCTGCCAGTTCGGTCAAGGTCTGTAGAGTTTCGGTGTCGGCCTCATCAGTTTCGGCATCTTCGCCTTTAGACTCTACAACTTCGGTTTCTACCTCCGCTGTAGATTCCTCCGCTTCGGGCTGGTCAGTACCCTCTACGCTGTCCGCGGTTTCTTCCACGGCGTCAGCGTCAGGAGCGGCGGAAAAACGCCCCCGTGTATCGCGCTCTCGACCTTCTACCTTTTCTCGATTTGAAGTGCCCTTGTATTGCCCTTCATCATCCAGCAAAGGCTCGATTTGCGCTGCGATTGCGTCAACGTCAGAACTCCCAGGAGTGGGGTTGTCTGTGTTAGTGCCTGCCATAATCGTTAATCCTCATTACCCGCCCTGTTTGGGCGAAATTCTGCAAGACGTAGTTTTTGGCCGTTGTATGCTAAACACACGGCCCGCACTACGCGGTTCAAAGTACGCAGAGACCGGCATAATTCACGCTCAAACGCCGCATCCCGTTCCATATTGAACTCTTCCGGGTTAACGTCGCTAAGCGCGTCGGTAAATTCCCTGCGTACCTTTTCAACCGCATCCTGAAACGCTGGATCATCCAGCAGTCGCAGGGCCTGTTCAGCCTTGACGCCAGAATCAGCACGCTTGGTCTTGCGAATATGTGCGTTGTCGCCTCGCGCCACTATTTGTACCGGTCGACGTCAGCCTTGGTCCGTCGGTTGCCGATAGGGTTTGTCTTGCCCTTGTCGCCAATCGCTTTTCCGTAGTTCCCAGTCATCATGTTGCCGTAGGCGTACTGGGCGTCAGATTTGGTCGTACCCTGGTACTTACCCGAATACTCGTCCATCCCGCCCTTGTACTTGCCCTTTTTGCCCTTGTGTGTACCCATTTTGCGGGTACCGTATGAATAACCTTGTCCTTCAGGCATGATCTTTTACCTCATTGTAATAATCAAAGGTGTGGCCTAGCAATAATACGCTAAGACACACGTTTGACGCTAATCCTCGTCATTTTCTCCCGTATCAGTTTCCTTATTTTCCTCGATGGTCTTGCGCGCCTCGCTGACAGTTTCCCCGGCCTCGGCAGCCGTGGCGGCAGCCTCCACGTAGGATTTCTCCGTGTCCGCCTCGATTTTGGTAATTTCGGCGTTGAGTTTACGAATCTCAGCCAATTTTTCCTGCAGTTCAGCCGGGTCCATTTGTTGCGAAGTCTGCAATTCCAGTTGCTTCAGCGTCAATTCACGTTCTTTCAACGCCCGAGAAGCCTGTTTCTCCCGCAGTTCCGCCGCGCCCTTGACAGCGTCTTGTTGCTGTTTTTGGCCCTTTAATTGAATGTCTGCCTGAGTTTCCGCCTGTTTACGCTGACCTTCCTGCTGCAGCGCCTGCGCTTGGGCTTTAGCCAGGATCATATTGGCATCCGGCTGCGGCTGCGGTGGCTGGTACTCGTCAGATGTCGGATCTACAAAGTACTGCCTCACGTCGCCGATATTGGCTGAGTTGACCAGCTTTTCCAGTGAATTGTAAATCTTCTCAGGATTCGACAACCCGGCAGCCGCGGCTTCCTTTTGAACCATCAAAAGCTGGGTAATCATCTGCTGCTGCTGCGGTTTGGTGGCATAGCCCAGTCCTACGTTGACCGTCATTTCGGTACGCTCACGCCATCCCTGCGGGTCAACATTGACCCATTTGCCGTGGATCTTAACCGTTTTGGCAATATCCTGGTGGCTACGCAATAGTTGATGGGCTTTCAACATCAGAAAGCGCATGCCGGTTTCAGCAAAAATACGCACCAACATTTCCAACCGCTGACTGGATTGATCTTGGGCACCGGTAAAAGCCGTGGCCGTCACTTCCTGTAAAACTTCCGGATTCAAAGTGGCTTCAGGCGCCACCCCTGTACGCATGGCCCTAGACTCCTGAACGTATTGGATAACCGGGAGTATTTCACCAATGACTGATTGAGTAGGTTCCGGTACGAATGCGTTTTGAGCGGGCCCGCGCACAGGGATGAACTCGGCTTGATTGTTGAGCATGGCATCCGCGGTGGAGCCATCATCGGTCATAGAGTCCTCAGAGAACACTTTACGCCGCACGTTGATCTTGTAGGTGTTGTCCAGCATCTGGCGGGTCAACACTGATTGCAGTATCTGGAGATCCTTGACAATATCGGTGTAACTCATGCCGGTATGCTTGTGCTGCATGAGGATAGAGGACAGCGCCACCATCGGCTGGTAGTTGACTTCCGTATTCTCGAATATGGTCGTCCCAATCAGCACTACCCGGCGGTGTTCGGCAATACCGTCACCGTCATGGTCGAACCAGACATAGCACTCATGCAGCCAGAACTGACGCATGGACGGGTCATCCTCGTCCTCGGCATCCGGGTTCTCATCCTCGTAGAACAGCCGATTGACCCGCTCATCGTTCCACTGATGATCTTCCTCAATACCGATCTCGTCCAATAGTTCCTGATCGAAACCTTCCAGAACCAGTTCGCTATACGGTCTACGTACTCGGTGGCAAACGAAATCCGCCTCGTCGATATCGAGCGAAGTACAGTCATTGTCTATCAATGCTTCCTCGCCCGGCACCGGGTCCAAGCGCATTTCGTTGACCATCTTGGTGGTGCGTACCTTCAGATCAAACACTTCAATCGGCACTTGTTCTACCGGTCCGCCAACCAGGGCCGCGGGCGGCTCCACCATGACGACACGGGATTCCTGTTCTAGGATCTCGGTGTCCTCATCATCCACCAGCATCTGTACACCCTCAGCAGTAATACCGGTCAGGGTGCCGACATCGGTACGGGCGGTTTCCTTCATGTAGCACTTGATATAGCCATTCGGGTACATCAACGCATCCTTGAACCAATGATGCAAGGATAAGAAGCCCTTGCCCTTGTTGGCCTTCAGAATGTGGTAGTTAATGATATCAGTTTCTTGCTTGGCGGCAGCCTCATCCTCGGGTCCTTCCGGGTCGAACGTCACGACCTGGTCACCGGACAGGAATACCCTCAAAACAGACGGCAACACCCATTCGATGGTTTCCATAACCTCACGGGTAACGAATTTAGAGTAGCCCTCCCGCTCGTCACCATAAGCTGCTCCAATATAGAAGTTGAACGATTCCTTGCGCACATCCGACAGGTCGCCGTGCTCATCGTTCAGGGACTCGTAAATCTTGCGACCCAGAAAACCAACAATCTGGTGGTCCGACATCGGGACACCGGGCTGGCGCCCGCTGTGGGTGTCGGTACGAGCGTGTCCACCACCGCTGTGCAGGGAAACCGTTCTGCTGGAACCTCTACTGTAAGAACCTCTGGCCATACTCTTATACTACGTGATCCAGGTTGGGATTATATACTGGGTTACGGCCATGGCGCCGTCCAGCATATTGACGATTTCCTTGACCAGCAGCGCGCTGTACCTGTTCCTTGAAGCTCATGGTCGGCCCCCTGTAGCCCTGAGCGTGCTGACGCAGCGCATCGGCGCCGTTCGATGCCCAGTTATGCACCGGGGTCTTGCGGGTGGTCTTGTGCAGTTCATCGTAAACCCAAGAATAACCATGTAGGGCGCGCAGTCCTTTTTCGCAGCCTTCCTCGTCGAATTTGTAGCTGTCGAAAGCCCGCCGGGTCAGCTCTATACCGTCGTTAATATGGCGGATTCTCGGGACTACCTGAATAGGCCGCAGGCCCGCTTCGATAAGGATGTTCTTGCGCGACTTGTTGTTCATCGCGGACAGGTCGGTAACCTCTATATCGTGGGGCAGGTAGTGTTTGCCGTAGAACCAGTGAAATTCTTCCTTCATTTCCTGCAACTGTTCCACATAGTAAGTCAGGTCCTGCAGGCGGTCCTCGAAATAGTAGATGAAATGATGGTATCCACCAACAGCTTGGTGGAACCAGATGGCATTTACGTCATTGCGCCCGATATCCCAAAAAGTATTCACCGGTATTCCGCGTTCAATGGGCAACTTGCAGATACGCTTGCCCTCTCTCGCTTTGCGTAACTGGGGTCCATAAATCGCCAGTTCGGTAGAGCGCTCGAAGGCTTCCGCCATAGTGGACGGATACTCCTGCTTCATCATATCGCCTTGCTCTATGCTTTTACGAATATACCAGAACTTCTGAGAAGGCTTTAAGTGGATGTCATGTTCAAGTTCCAATTCCCGGAAATAGACCATGAATTCGTCGGTTATCTCGGTTTTTTCATTCAGTTTGTAGTCTAAGTGCCGCCACCACGGGAAGAAAAAGAATTTGTAATCCATCGGGGTGAAATCGGTTTGATCATTACGCACCGCCTGAGTCAGGTCCTGGGCTCGAAGGCACATATCGTAGAACTCACCAAACGGTCCCTCGGCGGTGGATTCAACAAATACCAAACCTTTCTTATCGACAGTGTTCAGTGATCCAGTGATGACTTCCTGGGCCTTGTCGGGGTATTTCGCGCAAATTTTCCCGAATTCGGAGACGTGCAAGTACTGTAAAGTACCAGAGCGCATGGAGGTTCCCACGTAGATCTTGGAACCGTTGGAAAACTCCATCAACCGGGCGGTATCAGAAGTAGCCTTACGGATGGCTTTCAGGTCGTCGGGCAGGTGATCGTAGGCGAATTTTATCTTATCGGCAAAGAAATCCTGCGCACTTTCTTTGTTGTGCGCCACGATACCGGCGTTTTGGTTGTCATTGAACAAGCAACGATCCAACATAAATAACTGGATAAGCGTGGTCATGCCAAGTTGCCGGGCTTTTAATATGCAATCTTTATAATGCATCCCGGAATAGACTTCCTTCTGCGCCCAGTTAGGTCGGAAGGTCACCACGTTGCCGCGTTTATCCTTGATCTTATAGAGATTGTTCAATCTCCACCACGGATCGGCCAATTTACTCATTTAGAAGCCACCCGTTTCGGCTTCGGCGTAATATCAATGGCGCAGGGCAAACCTTTATCGTTGTTGGTAGCACCTTCAATGAGTATCGACAGATCACCGCGGATATTTACATCTTGGACGTTGTACTCACCGTATATCTTCGGCATCATCTTCATGGCGAACCACTTACGGGTGTCGATCTTCAACTTGGACCGGTTGACGTTCTCATGCACCAGCAGGGTACGGACTTTGCCGTTTTGGTCCTCCACGGCCCGATAGTCTTCTCGGTCGTCATCGGCTATGGTGAATATCTCATCTACCCGTAACTCCGCCTGGATACGCCGCGCGTTGTAGTAACGTTCCTGGAACTCATGACGATCATCAGCATCCAACCAGTTGGTAATCGTATCGAGGGAAGGCATATGGGGGTCGTCACAAATCTCAGTGAGCGATTCCTTGAGCATAAGGCGCTTGCACAGTTCTTTGACCACCGGCTCGTTATACTTAGTCGGGCGCGTACCACGGCGACGCCGTTCCGGGATATGCCGGATGTTTTCAAAATCCGGTGCCGGAATCGTAGTCGTTAAAGAACGTGTAGCACCCATCAGTCTTTCTTTTTGGCCTTTTTCTTCGCTTTTTTCATCGCGGCCACTGGTTTTTTAAGTTGTTTACGCGCCATCAACGCGCCAACCATACCAGCATCCACCGGCATCCAAGAACGTGTTTCTAGGTCCTCAACATCGTCAGCCGTTAGGTCAGTGTTAGTGGTAAGCCAACCCCTTAAATCTTCCGCGGAAGGATCGCCCTGGCACGCCTTAATGGCATTAATAACGTGAAGAATAGGCATGTTGTATTTCATTTAGAAGTACCTTTCGATTTATCATATGAGCGCATACCGGCGATACCGAGCATACCAAACAACACCGGCATCATAGTTGCCATATCCAGCGGTGGTGGTATCTTATCCGCATAGCCCAACAAGGATGCAAAGAAAGTCATCAACGGAAGTAAAATAAAGTTGAATCCCAACGCAAAGGCGCATATCCAGCCCACCATAGGTCGCCACCCGGCGACAAACATGGAACGGTGCTGAGCCTCATAGAGATTGGTCATGGCCTGCATCAGGCCAGGTTTTTGCTGCAGTTCCAGCAGATCGTGCTTGGCTTTGGCCTTTTCTTCCTGGGACGTGTGCAGTTCATCGATGACGTTACCGATAGCACTGACTGCGGTACCTATTCCGCCACCACCACCTACTGCATTACCAAGAAAACTTAATACGCCCATGCCTTTACCTCTGCTCGTTCATGCTAGTTCTATGTGCCCCAAATCCATCAGCGTCTGATCGGTTGTGTTTCCGTCCATATCCCAGTCACCGCCCCATCGAAGCTTTACATCCAATTCCTTGGCTGCGACCAGGAAAGCACCAGCCAATACAGCGAAAGCGAGACGATCTTTCCACGGTATGGCGTTATCCCTCCAAGGGCCATAATCCAAAGCCTCGGACAACGGGTTGCCGTCCGGGCCGAGGATATTGTGCTTGCTTTCGGGCCAGGGCTTGGTAGACGCGCCGGATTCAAATACCGTGTTTTGGCTGGTTTCACCGCGAAAACCCCAAATAATGGTGAAATCCATGATCTGGTAACCCATGACCTGGTAAGCCAGCGCGACAAGATCCGGGTGAACCGTTTCCAATTTGGCTGCTGAATTGGTGCCGAATCTGAACATACTCATTATATACAGAGTTTATCCGGGTCCTTACAGGCTTCCAACCGATCTTCAGTTTTGTCGCGTAAAACACCCAGTTCTTCAATAAATACCCGATCCACGGTCACATCTAATCCGTCTTCCTCACGATGATTAGCCTGAACGGATAGGGTAATAATGGTCTTGCTAATCTCGGTGATGTCATCGGTAAGCTGAAACATCATGAATCGGCGGTCGGTATACTCCTGTTGGCGCTGCTCTGAGACTTGCAGGTCACCGGCAAATACCACTTTCTGGAAGAATCCAGCGCCCACGCCGGCCGTGTAGAGGGCGATTACCGCGGTCAAAGAGACGATATTGAGCCCGGCAGTGGCTGAGGCGGCTTTGATATTCATAACGTGAATACGTAACCTGCGCGGCTCCAGGAGCCAAGAAAAGCCACTACCCCGCCAGTACCCAGGCTGTTAGTTTCAGCCGCAGTTTCAGTTTTAAAATTAGCAGCAGCGCCAAAACTATCCCGAGTACCATCGTTACGCCACATTGCCAAATCTTCATTATCGGCAGTCAGAGTAATACGGTCGCCACTGGCCGAGGCAGCAATGGTCATACGCTGGGTTGGTACTCCAGCCACTACTTCATCGACATCGGTAGAAGTACCATCAATGGTCAAGCGCCAATAGTTAGAGGCATCCTGAATCCGAAAACGTATTTCAATAGCCCCTGCAGTGGGCACAGTAGTCACATCTATTTCAAAAAAGAAATCCGCGTCAAAAGTATAGGTATCGGAAGCAGCAACAGATGTGTCCAGCACTGTCGGTTCCACGTTAGTGGTGAAATCCCCGAGCGGGTTAGTGGGATCGGGGATCTGGATAGAGTTTAATAATAAAGTGACACTAACATTGGCTACAGCAACTTGCCAAAACAAATTGGTAGTATTATTAGTTGGCATTCGATATAACAACTTACCTGCTGAGTCATCAAACAACGAACTACCAAAACTAAAATCAGCCTTGACATCACCGGATGTATAAGGCACACCGCTGGTATTGTAACCACCCGTTACAACATTGAGTTTAAAAGATCCCGCACCACTACGTGGAGCCACGACATCAGCAACGTTAGGATCGGCGTGATGGCGTACTTGTAAACTGGCGCCGTCAAAAAGCTGCGTACCCGCAGCCAAATTACCGAGAGTCAAAGCGGCGGCAGTATGATAGCCAAGTTGGTCATTACTATTGGCTGCGACAGAAAAATCCGCTAAGGCAGTTAAACCGATCTGGCGCGTGACGCTGGCGGGATTAAATGCGCCATGCGTTCCAACAGTACCATTAACGGATAACTGATTGGACACGATGGCTACGGTACCATTCGGTTCGACAACGGTGAGCGCGCCTATTTCCACACCTTCAGGCACGCCTAAAACCTGGGCGTCTGTGAAAGACTGGTCGCCTACCTTAAAAGTCGCCTTTAACAGGAACGTGATACCCGCAGGCGGTAGCAAGCCACCGGCAACGGGCCGGTTAATGGCGCGCGCGAGTGGCCGGTTGATTGCCCGGTTAGTGGGCATCACACACTCGCGGTAATACCAACACCTTCGAGCGCATCAATTATCAAATCAATAGCGGTTCTAGCTTCCGCATCAATGGTCGCACCTGCTGTCGGATCGGCAATCTTGGCAGGTTGTGCCACTGGCGCTACACTGTTAACGCCAAAATTTCCCTCGACCGACAAGTCACCGTCTTTATCCACAAAGCCTTTCTCGACCCCGGCATTTTCAAATGAAATGATCTTGGCCCCGGCAGTGACCAAACTTACGGTGTTATTAATGACCAGCCCAACGGCAGCAGCGCCGTCAGCCTGGCTTTGCCCAGCGGCTCCAGCACGTACTTGTGCGTTAAGTACGGAATGTTTAGAAAGCCCGCCGACAGCCTCTTCATGTTCATAAAGATCCGTCGCTAACGGGGTATCAACGGAAAGTTGAGAAATTTTTAATCCCATTTCACTGTCCTCAAGTTAATTGAACAACACGTGTTGAACCGTCATCTGTGCTTCGCTCGCTACCATCGTCCGTTATGCGTGCAAACGGGTCAAAATGCGTCGGTTCTGTGGTTTTGGCTTCCAAGGTCAGCGCCGTGGGGGCAACGCCGGTGTGCTCGCCCACGATGATGTTGGTTTTTCTGGGGGCGCCGATCAGTTGGCTACCGGTGGCGTCGGTAGTGGTAAAAACGGTTGGCCAGGTAGCAGGAAGCGCCTGGTCATCACCTTCTATAAAGAACTTGATATTTAAGGTGCCGGTGACACCCTTCCAGATAAACTGGGCCTCGTCATGGATTGTATATTTGAACGATACCGCGTTGGCGGCCGCACCGTCGAATAAAAGGGCCATGGGGGATGTACCTCCTTAGCGATGACCTTTAAGCCGGCGAGTCAATTTGTGCGGGGGCAATTGTAGCAGATTGACTATCTGGTTGCTTTTCCTCGACAGGGGGTAGTAACTCCGACCATAAAAGACCTGAGCAACACCACGCGATTGCTGCAACCTCATCCGGACGTAACAGCAAGCATGTTGTTACCTCTCCATTTTTCTCTGCCTGAAGGTAGATTGTGTCTATGGGATGGCCTTCAATCATCCCGCCACTGAACCGGCAGTTGGAGTATTCTTGGGCAATTAGCTCGGTGTACCTGAGACCATCTTGGTCCCACTCCAGAGGTTCGCCTAAACTATTGTTTTTAATTGGAACTATGATTTTTCGATCCAACAGGAGCGGCTGCAACTACCAATACCAGCATGAGACGGCCACGCCAAAGGAATAAGTTCGGATCGTCAAGTCTCGGCATACGCAGTACGCTGCAATAGCACTTTTACGTCGTTCTCAATGGTGTGTGTGGATTTTTTGACCAGTTCCAAGGTGGCTTTCTGACCGGCAAAGCCCTTCTCCAGCACACGAATACGTTCCTCGTTCTCGGCTACCTTGGCAAACAGCATCCTGATGTACGCTCCAGCACCTGTAATCAAAGCAAACAACAAGGCTAGAATAACGTCCTGAGCAGATAACACCAAGTCTCGTCCTCACTTTGCGAGTCTTATTTGTGTTGAGCGTCCCAAAACGCCGAGATACTGGTGGGAATTATAGCCCATTAAGAGGCGGGGTGTCTAGTGAGGAGACTTTCGCATTTCATGTCCTCTACAAGGATGAATATGTGGACGAGGTTCAGGGTGATATGCACAGCCGCAAGGGGCAGTCCATTCTATGTGGTCACATCCGGTACGTCGGTTCTTTTTCCAAACTAAGTTTAGTGGTCGCAATTGTTCGCGGGCGGAGTACCATTCAATCAAGTCAACGGCTTGGTTGCAATCGTCACAAACAAAAGCATCAGTAGGATGTGTTTCAGCAATATGTCGCAATCCTTTGATTATGGATTCACATTGCATTGTAGATTCGGTTTCACTCATGCGCTTTCTCCATCGCTTCATATACGGCTTGCTGGCGGGTCTTGGGCTTTCCGCTGTTCCAGTCTGTCCATCCATCTTTGGTGCCCTGTTCTAACTCGATCTGAAAAACACTATCAGAATAGCTTTTCAATGTATAACATCGTCGTTGTGTTTTCATTGCGGCAGCTTTCCATCCTTCTAGCAATCGCAGATCATTATCGCCGGTCTCAAACCACACATCAGCACACGCACCAGTCATCCACGATGAACTGATATACCAAATGCCATCAACCCACTCCGTTTCGGCATTGCAATATTTTTCAGCCCACTCAGCCATCTTGTCCAGATTCATGCTTCCTCTCCTCGTTCAAACTCATTTGAGTTCGTTTCGTACGAAGTATTTACTTTATTGTAATGGCGCGTTCCCAGCTATTTCGGCAGCACCCGACTGGAACAGGGGTTTGCATCCCTTGGGCAATTAATGCAATTAAGCCCACTGTCTGCCATATTTCCGCGCCTTAAAAATGGAGCCAGGGACACGGGATAACCGCTTATTTGCATCTGTCGCCGGGCACGTTACCCGCCGCAGCGTCCCTGACATTGTCCGGTTTGTTCTGTTGACAAATCTTTACCAACTCGTAACTCACGATGTCAGCCAGAATTTCCCGCCAAGTTTCGCAGGTAAAATCCCCGTCCGCCAGGTCTCGGCCGCGGGTCCAGTCCTCGCCCGCGCGGGGCTTACGACAACTAGCTCCGCCACCCAAATAGGTAGGTTTTGCTTTGATCGTGTACTTGTTAGTGTTGGTGTAAAACGTTAAGCGAATGTATCCTTTTTCTTCTGGCACAAATTCTGTCTGTAATTCGTAGTGTTCACCGAACCGGTTCAAACTCTGAACCCCCACTAACAACTGCAATTGGGTTTTTTCAAGTTCTTTGTGGTATTGGTTTGCCATAACAGCTACCTCCGTTACCAGGTTTTGTTGATCCGCCCCGCCAGCCTGAGTGGGTCCCGGGGTGTGAGTTTCGCACAGTTAAAACTTTAAGACCGGCGGGGCGGGTTCATGATTTAACTATGCGCAACGCTTCATCCAGTGCCCGGCGGTAAAAATCGTTACGTTGCTCTGGAGTGTGCTCCGCGAAGGCTTGTTCAAGCATGTGTTCGCGTCTCTTTTTACGGAGAGCGGTCATGAAATCCGAAATGATGTTTTTCATACTGAAAGACTATCCCGTTTTAGGGTCAGGTTTTGGGCGCTGAAGATTCGCGTTCCACATTTCCCGCAGCTTCCGAAGTCCAGCGCGGTAATTTTTAATTCTCCATGAATAAAACGACGCGGGCGTTGACACTTTTAACGATTCAATTTTTATTAGCTGATAAACCAAAAGTTGTTGCTTGGATAACTGTGGAAACAATATCTCCGTGATTCTGTCATGTTGTGTATTAGTCATGTTTATAAGGATGAAGATTATTAAATTTTAACCATCAAATACTCTTCGGCCAAACGTAGAAAGTATCATGTGTTCTTTCTTCTCGTTTCGGAATATTAACATTCCGCCGCACACGCATTTACCAATGTTGAACCTGCGCAGATCGGCGCTCAACTTGGTAACGTACATATTGCATTCCACACATTGGCCCAGGGCATTGTTTTTGTGCCGCATCTCTCGGGGATTGATGATTACATTGGTTACTGCCAT